GGGGCGCATCGAGGTGTTCATGACTCGACTCTCTCCTGTGAGCCCACCATGAGTTTACTACGTCCAGTCATCAGAGCCTGCGTAGTCGCGGCCCTTCGCGAGCAGACATGGGCCCAAGAGCGGGTGTTCGACAGCGACCTCTCTCCCCTCGCGGACGCTGTTCTCGGAGAGACGGCCAAACCGTATATCGTCGTATTCACAGATACTGATGACTTGAACCCGGTGAGGGGGAAGGCCGAGCTATATGACGGCGACAGCAGGGCTCTCAGTATCGTGCTGGAGATAGGAGTAGCCAACGCAGTAAAGGACCCGCAGGGGAGCATTCAGCTGCAGTTCGCCGCCACCGACGTAGGGATGGAGACCGCGTGCGATGTAATAGACACGCAGGCCCTGAACGCCTTGTTTGGTAATCCGAGGAACGCCTGGAGCGACCTCATAAAGCGCTTCGTGTACAAGGTTCAGCGCATATCCAGGCGGCGGGGGGGTCAGGGTGGCAAGGGAGTGCGGTTCGCAGCGCGTCAGATCACAATCACCTGCTCTACCAACTACGAGTTGTCGCCCGGGATCGTACCTCCTGAGACTCACCCGGTTCACCAGTTCATCGACCTGGCGAAGGAGAGGCCCCTGAGTGAGGAGGTCGACCTGGCCTCTATCATCGAGCAGCTTTTGACGACGAACCAACTCCCAGACTGGCGCGTAGCTCAGAGCCTCCTCGGTATCGACACTGATGCAAGTGTGAAGCTCGTGGCTGGCGAGACACCAGTCTGGGAGACCAGCTGGCCTGGAGTACCGGGGATCGAGGACGAGGAACCAGCAGAGATTGTAACAATCATACCGGTGGACCAGACCGGTGAAGCTGAAAGTTAATGTGGATGAACTCCTAAACTGGGGGAGGTTCGGAGAGCAGATGAGCCAGAGAACCCCAGCGGCCATCGCCCGCGCACTGAATGCGTATGGCGAGGGGGTCGCGAAGGGAGCGGCTCAGAGGATCGCTGAAAAGACCGGCATCGATATAAACACGATTGCCGAGACGATCACAATAAAGCGGGCGACCCCCGACGACCTCAAGTGGTCTATGGATGCCAGCATGCTATCTCCCCCGGACGCCCGGTGGTCCAGACCCTGGGAGAGTAGGAACGAGAAGGCCTTCGAGCAGGACACCCTCGTGAATATAATCACGGTAGAGGACGACTGCGTATGCGAAGCTTGCGAAGAGGCTGCCTCGAAGGGGCCGTACACGATGGCCGAGGTCCGAGACCTTCAAGCCAAGTGGGCGGACTTCGTACCAAAGACCCTGGGCGGAGGAGTGAGGACGAACCTCATTCATCCGAACTGCCGCTGCACGATCCAGAGTTGGAAGTCTCTCCGGAAGGTCCCGGTCATGCAGCAAGGTACGCCTAAGCCCGGGGCTCCTCCGCCACAGAAGTTCACCGTTCGTCAGCTGGGGCAGCTGATAGCGAGTGAGATCAGAACTGAGATCAAGGCCGTGAAGGGTAAGAGATGATAGGCCAGAAGCACTTCGACCGACTGGTGTTCCAGGTAGCCCAGTCGAGAAGGACCTCAGGGAACGAGAAGCGCGTAGGATACGTGCAGTCGGTGCAGAGGAACAAGGTGGAGCAGAAGGTCCGTGTCGTGATAGGGATACGGCCCGACGGCTCTCCCTGGGTATCACCCTGGCTCCACACGACTGACCACACCGGAGGAGCGAGCCGCGAGCAGAAGCTCTACGAGATCGGTCAGAACGTCCTGGTGTCCTGCCCTGGGGGAGACTTCAGCAGAGCCACCGTGTCTCCCTGGGCCGAGAGCGAGGCGTTCCCGGCCCCGGACCACGCGACCCAGATCAACGGCGATACCCTGCAGATGGGGAAGCTCCGCGTCAGCAAGCACAAGCAGGACAGCGGGCACTTCTACGACATCTGGATCGCCGAGGGGGACGAGCCGCCGCCGGAGCACCAGGAGCAGACGGGGAAGCCTGAGAGCGGCGGAGGAGGCCAGTCCGGCTCCTTTACATCTAACAGGGAGCCTGGCAAGCCAGCGATGAAGGTCCGCATCCACGAGAGCGGCTGCATCACCGGTCGAGTAGGGAACGATGACAATGCTCCGAGGTTCGCAGCCCACACAGCAGGGGCGAAGATACGATCGGGGCAGGGAGCGTACTGGATCGATGTTCAGGGCAACCTCTGGACGACCAGCGCTCCGCAGATAAAGGATGACAAGGTCATCCCGAACGACAACGACTAGAGGAGAAGTGAGTATGCAAGTTGCTAAGCGTTTTCAAAAGCCCGGCGACGGAGCACAGGACCCGACGCGGGAGTACAAGATCGCTGACCCTCACCACAAGCCCGACTTGAACGGCGAGCTCGGCGGCGCGAGGGTCTACATGAAGAACGGAGTTCAGTATGTTAGACTGACACCGGCACAGGCCAAGTTCTATGTCGACTCCGGTTCTCTGGTCGAGATGAATGGCTAGGAACGTAACATCAGTCATCGTCGATCGAGTGACACATCCTGCGCCTCCTGGTGCAATCAAGTTCACGTCGAAGTTCGGTACTGGTGAAATAACCGGCTTCGTTCACGGGTGTCCGTGTGGTTGTGGTGCATGGAGCGGCGTCCACTTCGAGAACTACGGTACTCCTCCTATGTGGCAGCGCACTGGTGATGATTGGCACATGACACTTGAACCGTCGATCGGTATTCGACATCCGAAGGGAGATCAGTCAGGCTATCACTGGCACGGCTATCTACGTAACGGTGTCTTTGAGGAGTGCTGATTTTTGGCTAACTTCATCATAGACGGCTCCTCACCGTACTACTCGACGCTGAGAGCAACCTGGCCCGATCTGTATGAGTCGCGGGCCATCATCGCTCCGTCAGGGTCCGGTGTGGACAGGAATACCGGCCGAATCATCAGCGGCTGGGATCACGTTGAGCAGAGCATCGAGGTAATCTTCGCTACCCCCTTCCACCAGCGGGTCCTCCGCCGCTGGGTCGGCTCCTTCGTCCCTCACATCCTCGGTGAGAGCGCTGTACCGAGGATCATCACCCGGTTCTTCTGGGCGATCGCAACAGCGATCGACCTCTGGGAGCCGCGGTACAGGGTGAAGCAGGTATTCTTCATGGGGGATGCTCTGAACCAGGAGACTGCGAGCCTGCTCGGGGCCCACAGTTCTCTGGCAGCAGCGGACCTCCTTCGACTGGGCCAGGCGATCTTCCGCCAGGAGGGTGTATACTTTCCGCGCGGGCACGTCGGAGACTTCACTCCGTATCATCAGCGCCAGTTCGGAATAACCGGACGGGGCGGTAACCTCTGGGACGTGGTTGCACCGACATGAGCAAGTTAGTCAGGTTGAACAAGCAATACTATTACTACAACGGATACGGTCACTGGTGCCCGGGGTGCGGTGGTGGACACGAGATAGCTGTCGGCGAGAAGAACAGCTCAGGGGCCGAGTGGCAATTCAACAATAATCTCGCCTCGCCCTCCTTCGCGCCGAGCATAAATATCCGCTCCGGAAGGTACGCAGACCCGAACTACACCGGCGGCGGAGGGCGCATCTGCCACTATTTCATAACCGACGGGAAGATCATATACTGTTCCGACACGACCCACGCTCTTTCAGGTAAGACGGTCGACCTTCCAGATATACCCGAGAACAAGTATCAGTCATGTCAGCGTCTCTGACAGTTGCCCGCTTCCTCGTGGCTCTCGGCGTGACGGGTCTAGCGATCTTAGCCCTCGTGTCCATAGAGAACAAGCGCCAGCGATCCAACCTGGACACGCTAGAGAGATTGAAAGCTCATGAGCAACCTAGTCTCAACAGTACCATCACGCTTCACAGTGATCCGTCCCGAGCTCCTTCCACCGATGGCAGTCCTCCAGCCGATCGACACGGAGACGATCATCTCAGCAAGGATGGCGAAGTTCAAGGCCCTGTGGGCGAGCTACGACCCACCGAACGCAGCCCAGTACGACGTGGAAGGCCTGGAGTTCGATCCGATAAAAATACAGGCGGAGCTCGGCGCGTTCTTCGAACTCCTGGTAAGGGACAGAGTAAACCAGGCCGCGAGAGCAGTGACCCTTGCGTACGCGATTGGTTCGGACCTGGATGCCATTGGCTCGCGATACCCCTATGGGGTGACGCGACAATTAGGAGAGAGTGACAGATCGTATCGGACGCGACTGTGGCTCTCTCCCTCGATCTTCTCCCTCAACGGTCCCGGGCAAGGGACCTTCGAGAGCTATGTATTTTGGGCCCTCTCGGCTCCGATGACCGACGGAAAGTTGCGGCACGCAGCCGCTCTGACGAGGAGGGGGACTGGTCAGGTCATCATTCCGATTATGCGGGATGATAACACAGCCAGCACATTCAAAGACATCGTGACCGGAGAGTGGGTGACGACCTACTCGGGCTCGCCGCTCCCGACAGATACGCAAGTGTCTGAGGTCTACGAGTACATAAACGATGCAGATGAGGCCCGCAAAGGTCTTACTGACATCTTGTATATAACGAAGCCAAAGCTGTTTCGTACAAATATTCGGGCAGCAATCAAGCTATTTCCTGGAGTAGATCGGGACAGCCTGATGACCGAGACGATGGACGCTCTGAAGGAGTTGGTCGAGGCCATACGGTGGTTGGGGGCCGACCTAACGAACCTCGCTCTGAAGGGGGCTATGGCCCAGGCTGGGGTCTACAACGTAGACATCAAAGAGCCGGCATCCGACATAGTAACCGACCAGAGTGGTTGCGTGCTCGTGTCTGAGATCAGACTCAGCTACTCCGGAGTCGGCGAGTAATGGCCGACCTTCAAATTAGTGCATTACTTGGTGGTGTCGGCTCGCTCGCGTCATCAAGTGTAATGAGTAAGGTCGCTGCAGCTACTCTGGCCGGAGTCGCTGTACTTATTGGCAAGGCCATAGGACCGATCCACATCGACGCTACTCTGCCGGGAGGCAGCGATTTGTCGTCGAGTACCATCGCAATACTCTCAGCGAGCGCCGTCCTCCCGGGGGCGGGAGGTCACGCTGGTAAGGCCGTCGGTCCTATTCACGTCGATATAGCAATCCCCGGCGAGAGCTCGCTTACTGTCTACAACGTCTACTATCAGCGCTTCGTCGGCACTGTCGTGTTCTCTCACGAGAACGTGTACGGTGCCGTAGGAGGTCTTCGTCTCGACGCTGAGTGGGTCGGCTCTGATCCAGTGAACCCCGGCATTCAATTAAATGCAGGGAGCCAGTTGCTTTACGCCCAGGGAACTGGCCTGGAGAAGGCGTGGGCGGACGTCGAGGCCTACCGCCTCACGTCTACCTATGCTGAGCTCGTGAGAGATCAGTGGGACCCCTACCAGATCAGTGCCCGCAATCTGGGCTATCTTGCGTGGGCAGTCGGGGTGAACCTCTGGGAGGACGACTGGTCCGAGGCCTTCAAGCGGCACTGGATCGCCAATCAGTGGACGTACAAGTATCAGCGGGGTTCTCTACTCGGTCTGAAGAACTTCGTCGCGGCCGGTGGGGCCGAGCTCCGCAGAGCCATCACTCCTCCCGCAATCACGTACCCGCTGCCATCGTTCAGCGATGAAGATCGTGCAGCATATGTGGCCCGATTTCCTCAACTCCGCCTCTACCCATTTGTAGAGAGGAGCCAGCTGCCGTATCTGTGCTTCTTCGGTCACTTCCGAGGGGACCTCGGCGAGCGGGTGTTCTCCCGCAACGGTTCCTTCTTCGGGCCGGTCCTTCCGATGTATCCGACAAACCAGGACGCCGGCGGGAAGTATACGAGAACGGCAGCTATTTGGGATCGCGGAATAGAGACCACCCTCACGATCCGAAAGATCACAAAGGTAATTACTGGACCGAGCGCAGGCTGGGGCTTCCTCCCAGGAACGAGCCAGTATGATGAGCAAGTCGTACTTCCTATGGACAGGAGGTTGTACTTCACGGGGACTGGGTTCCTGTCGAGTGATCCGAATGTCGGAGTGTTTGCTAATAGGGCGACTCCGCTCCGGACCGTGACGCTCCCGAGGAGCGGACCTATCGAACTCGTCCAGGCGAAGGCGATATACCAGACCGTCCTCCCGAAGGAGGATTTGATCGATCTATATCCAGAGCACGTCACACAGTCCCACCAGGTTCGTCCAACTGAGTTGTATATTGGACGGAAGAACTATCTAACAGGCAAATTCCTCCCCCGCTCTAATGCGTGGCAGTTTTTGTATGAGAGGTGGTACTTGTTCGATCCAGACCGGGTGCCCGACAGCCGAAAGGCAAACGTCTACCTCGGTCACTGCCGACTGGGTATTCCGAACTACACGGCAGAGGCCTTGATAAAAGTTACGACCCATATGCCGACCTTCCGCGTCTATGCCGGGGGCTACGTTCGGGGCTTCCTTAAAGCTCCGGGGGCGCCGGAGGTCGACAAGGTGTATCGCGCTGTTCTAGCCTCGATGGCAGTGAGAGACACCGTATTGGTAGATACGACTGTCACGAGGAAAATTCAACTGCGCGATGTGATCACGGCCGATGGCCGTCACACGGTCGGGCAATTCGTGGAGAACTGAGAAGATGGAACACAAGGTCATATTCCGTGACAACCAGGAGCTGCAAGGCGGTGACCTGAATAACCAGCAGGACTTCGCCCAGTCTGCGATTGATCACGTCGTCCTCGACACTATCGAGCCGGGTAAGGCCTACTCTGGTTTCGCTCTCACGAAGGGATCGGCAACTACGGTTCAGGTCGCTCCCGGCCGCCTCTACTCGGCCGGTGAGGTGTTCGCCCGGGACGAGCTCGTGACTCTGGACCTCTACAACGACCTCCCTGTCACCACGAAGCGCCAGTTCGCCATCGTCTGCTGGGGCCAGGAAGTAAGTGAGGACATCCAGCCCAGGAACTTCGTAACTGATGCAAAGACAGGAGCGGCCGAGCCTCAGTCCGTAGCGATGGAAACGACTCGGTATTGCAATGTAAATTATGTGAGAGGGATCGAGAGCGCTGACCCGCAGTTTCCGACTATCGACGCGAACGTCCTTCTAATCGGTTACGTCCTCTGCGATCCTACAGGTATTCTGACGATCCAGCAGTCAACTGCAACTCAGGTCCCAAACCTGGCCCACGTAGCGGACGAGGTAGGGGACCTTCAGACCTGGCAGCAGCAGATCAGCGGTGCCATCGACACCCTCCGGACCGACCTTGCAAATATTGCGAGGCGGTTCGATAACTACGTCACGACGACGACCTTCCAGAGGCTCGTAGACCTCGTAAATATTATTTACAACAAGGTGTTCTCGCCAGGCACCTACATCTTCTATGGCAATGACAACTTCCTGGACGAGACGCAGTCCGCTGTTGGAACGACAGTTGACGGTGCCTACTCAGCCACGGTCCGAGAGGGCCTCAGGTTCCCGGGAGGCGGTGCCGGCTCGACGGGGGTTCTAGAACTCCTGAATGCAAATGAGCCCGCGATCCAGGCGTATGACACCTTCATACTTCCTAAGCCGTCAGGATCGAGGGTCCGCGTTGATTGCTCGTTCCCCGACTATACCTGGGTGCTGGAGCGCATCCTGGCAAGCGCCTACTGGGCCTCATTCACGTTCCGCCACCTAACCTGGACGCGCCATCGACACCGGTGCGGTCCTCACTTCCTCCCCTCTCCCTCGTCGACCATCTGGTGGTATAACTCGGCCAACGATCCCGTCGAGGCGAACCTCTCGATCGACGGAGAGAGTTGGACGACAGTCCCGTGGTCGACTACAATTGTCCACGACGATCACCCGGACTTTCCGCGGTTTGATAGCAAACGTTTCAAGTTCTTCTGGCACGACTTCTGCACGCGACATCACTGGGCGAAGAACTACACGAACTATAGCCACGGAGCTAACATCCATGGTCAGTCGTTCTTGAACTCCCAGGACGGTTGGTTGGAGAGCATCACGGTGTTCTCGCACAAGACAGACTACTTCCAGCCTCTAACGATCCTCATCGTAGAGTGCGACGACCACGGAGCCCCGGATATGTCCCGCGGTATCCGTCGCGTCGTACTAGACGCTGACGGGGTGGAGGCTGCGTATGCCGCCCCTGTCGTACAGGGCGACGTCCTCTCGATCAACAACATCGTGTATCAGTGGGATGGTAGCTCATACGACGTCCGTATCCCCCGGAACGTGAAGCCCCTCCGGCTCCGCTTCCCCCCTGTGTTCCTGAAGGCCGGTCAGGTCTATTCATTCCTGCTCCTCTCGACCTATGACCATCAGTTCTCGGTCAGTGATCGAAACGAGGCCTTCCACGTTCATCAGGGGTACTTCTGGTCGTTTGATGGAGTGGGTCGTCTCGTCAAGTGGACATCTACCGTCAAGTCTCTGAGATTTCGGGCGCACTTTTGTACTTGGGGGCTGTACGGCCAAAACCCAAATACGAACGGTCAGGTCAATTATGCGATCGATCTCCAGCCGCTCCAGCTCTCTGGCGGCATCGGGTCCATCGACGTCCTGGCCGACACGATCATCCCTCCGGCGACCGACCTCAGCTATCAAATACAAATCTCAGGGGTGTGGGTCCCGTTCGCTGGCGATCCGGACACCCCGTCCCTGGCTCTGAACCCGGCCCTTCTTCCGTTCCGGGTCGTGTTCTCTGGGACGACAGACCTTATGCCAGGTCTATCGCTTACAAATAGTCAGGTAAAGTTGGAAAGGGCAATGGCGACGGCCTTCCACCACATCTCGACTACGATCACCCTAGGAACCCCCACGAACTCGATCAAGGTCATCGTGAAAATGTTGAACTTCGTCGAGGCCCACCACGATTGTACAATCACTCTCCACTACGCCGGACCAACGCACAAGAGTGCGGATGTTGTCGCTGACGTAACACTAGACGACGATACAATCCAGAGGACCGCGACCTTCAACGTATCCTCGGTCTCCAGTTTTCAGGTAGAGATCGATGGAGCAACCGACGGGGTCGGAGACAACTTCGTCGTCGCCCAGGCCATAAGGTACGCGACCTGATTTGATTGAGGAGACCTAGACTATGTATACAGGAAGCAGCCCGTTCGATGGCCTCACGATATTTCAGATAAAGGCCATCGAGAGCGGGGCCAGGATGGCAGACCCGCCCTATCACGACGGAGTCTGGCGCCTCGTGAGGGACCAGTGCACCGGGGACGGTCCGTGGACAGATCGCGTGGTCGGAATCGCCATTGCTACCGCCCTATCCTCCATCGGAGTCGAGGACCCGCCACTA